GGAGAACGAGCAAGGCACTCGCGCTGCATTGGAGTCGGCCAATAAGACTTGGACAAAGGTCAGCGAGAACGCTCGCGCTCTGGAAATTTTCGAACCGCGTGAAAACGACGACGAATGGAACACGGAGCTGAATGGCCGACTTAACCTCGCCCAACAGATCTTCAATGGCGAGAACAGCGAAGAAGACCTCGCCAAGGCCGCCCTATGGGCCGCTGCCGCGCCAAAATACCGTGAGCTTCTCTATTCTCAGGTGGAGATAAACAAGCGCCTCAAAGCCGAACTGGCGAAGTATCGTGGAAGCGAACCCGGTGTAAGCTCGAAAGCGACGAATCCCGGCTTCAAGTCGGCCAATACTAACTCTGCCAAGAGCGAGGACTTTGTCGCCAACGTGATGAAGTCGTTAGGACGCTAACTTTACGCGTAGAAACAATTATCCCCCGATGGTTTTTATTACCGCCGGGGGATTTTCGTTTGAATCACTTACGGTAAGGTCCGCTGCCACTTGGAACCGGCTTCGGACTTGGCTTAACCGGAGGCTTCGGAGGCGGCGACTGTTTGTAAGGTCCGCTTCCGCCACCGACGGCGGGTGAACCTTTATACGGTGCGTTATTGCTCATTTGTCCTTTGGTAGTGCATACCAGCCTTCGTGGATGATGATGCGGTTATTACTACGCACCGATTTGCCGTTGGCGTCAACCACCCAAACCTTCGCCTTAACGCTCTCAGCGAGGCGCACAGGCTCACCGTGGGGGACGTAAATCACCCGGCTCGCGCAGCTCACGCTCATGCTCATCAATGCGAGCAAGCAGACCGCGCTTAAGATCGGGTTGATTTTTCGCATCTTCGCTTGAGACATCCTGCTTCGTCAGCGCGTGAAGCCAAATAACCAGCTTCATCACCAAGTCGGCCAAGAAGTTCATTCAGCTTTGGCGACGTCGGGCGCAGCCTTCGCGGCCTTCTTGTTGTTGTAAACAGACCAGCCAACGCCAGCGATGCTTACGACAGCGCCTACGAGTTCAGCGAGCTGATCAGCACTGGCCAACCCTTTGGCGACGAGGAAACCACCGGCAGCGGTCAAGATATGGCGGAGAAGAGAAGAGAGATTGGAGTTCATTTTTCTGTTTTTAGTTTGCGATACAGTTCGAGTGCTTTGACTGCGCAAGTGAGAAGCGCGGCGAGTGCGCCAAGTCCCAACGATGCAGTCTTGAGATGAGGATCGGATAAAACCGCGTTCCCGAGAATACCGATGATCGGACCACCGACACCTATTGAAATGTCTCTAAAGAAGGTGTGGTGGTCCGTCATCGTGATGGTTAGTTGACTTTATTACTCGGACTGAGGTTGAGCGGATTCAGAAGCCTGAGCGGCCTTGAACTCTTCATCCTGCCGAATGATTTCGCTGATGATAGAAACCGCAGTGCGAGCGGCTGCAAAGTCGCCCTGTCGTCTTGCGACTTCAAGGGCAGCAATCAGTGCGTTGGCGGTAGCGGCGTCGAAGTTAAGTGTGAATGCTTGCATAGATGTCAGTTTGTCGGCTCGGAAGTCTCGACAATAACTTCAGTCTCTGCAACCACAACCGGCTCGGCAATCGGCTCTGGCTTCACCTCAACAACCGGCGGCACCCACGGCAACGGCAGCACTTCCGGCTCCTTCGGCGGGTTAATCTGTCGTTCGATCTGGATAGCAAGACTCCCCTGAATCGCAGCAATCAGGTCAGGCCCGATGTTGTACTGCACCCAACCGATGACGATGTCATTGGTCAAGTCAGCGTACGGAATGAACGGCACAGACGGATCAATCGGCGTAAGCGCGAAGTTGGAATAGTCTGCCGTGTGGCCGTCGCCATCGTCAGCTAGGACGGTGTACGAAGCGCGGGTAACGACATCAGTCTCACCGTCGATGACGGGGTAGCCGATGAGGCTGGTTGCGGTCCAAGTGTATGTGATGGGCATATTGTTAGAGATTAGTCTGCGTAGACAGCGATCTTGCGAGCGGTTCCGTTAAGAATTATTCGCATAAATCCGCAGGTGGCTGGAATGACTCCGGTGCTTAGTGCGGTGGCAGTGGTGAAGAAGGTGTTAACTGCTCCGTTCATTCCGACGAAGTAAGTGGCGGAGCCAATAGACAGAGTGTTTGAGTTTCCTGCTGCGGCAGTTGTTGCTTCTCGACCAATACAAATGTTTGAAGAACCAGTAGTTGTAGTACCTCCAGCGGCAGTTCCAAGAAGTGTATTACTGGAACCTGATGTTAAAATATATCCAGAAGCAAAACCAATGGTACTATTGTATTCACCTGTAACAATGCCATTACCCATTGATAAATTACCAACGGCTGTATTTCCATCACCACTCGTAGCCAACCCCAATGCGCTGGCACCAATAGCAGTGACGGTTTGTCCAGTGGTAGACTGAGCCGCTCGAAATCCAAGAGCGGTATTGTTCGATGTGGTGGTTATTGCCGCCAACGCACCTCGACCAACAGCGGTGTTATTGACTCCTGTAGTATTCTCTACCAGCGCATAAGCACCAACAGCAACAAGATCAGAAACAGTGGATTTTTGTAATGCTGAAATACCAACTGCTGTGCTATTAGTTCCAGTAACATTTAAGTTTAAAGCAGAATTACCGATAGCTACGTTATTAGAACCACTGGTCAGATTGCGGAATGTACTCGTACCAATGCCGATATTGTCGGTGCCGGTGATAGCCGCACTGGAAGATAGCGCACTAACTCCGATTGCTATGTTGTTAGAGCCGGTATGACCTGTACCGGCGGTCTTATTGAGCGCGTCAAGCCCAACAGCGACGTTTCCAGATCCTGTGGTTACAGCAGATCCTGAAGCAATTCCAAGGAATGCGTTGTTGGCCCCTGTAGTAAGAACCACTCCTGAATTGTATCCAATAGCACTGTTCTGTCCACCACTGGACAGAGTACTCAACGAAGACCGGCCAATGCCGATGTTGTCGCTTCCAGCAATATCTGTACTTATATTGTGAAACGAATTCCGACCGATTCCAATATTGTCACTACCTGTCGTATTAAATGCTGTGGAACCAAATGATTCAAGACCAATTCCGATGTTGTAAAGTCCTGTCGTGATGTTTCGACCGGCAGCAGTTCCTAGGCAACTATTCTGACTTCCGGTTGTAATTCTATTTCCAGCCAATCTTCCGATTGCGTTGTTGTCGTTTCCAGTGGATAGATTGCGGAGTGTGTCCTGACCGATACCAGTGTTGGTAGCACCAGTAATCGCAGTAGGTGATTGCATCGCGTTTTGTCCAACAGCGATGTTGTAGAATCCAGTGTTTACTCCTGTAGCAGCATATAGAGCACCAGACCCAACAGCTACGCATCCAGTGGTAGCACCTAGACCCATTCCAGCCTGATTTCCAATTGCGGTGTTTCCGTTACCAGTAGAGTTTTTAAGTGCTTCAGTGCCGACAGCAGTATTCTCAAAATTGGCAGTGTTGCTGTTAAGTGAGTTCACCCCAACACCAACATTGCTGTAACCGGATGTGTTTGCAGGAAGGGATGATTTACCGACCGCAACATTGTTACTGCCAGTCATTGCCGCTGCGCTCAACGCACTAGCTCCAACCGCGACGTTGCTCGCACCCGTAGTCGCCCGATACATCGCCTGATAACCCAGCGCGGTGTTTCCAGTCGCACCGGCAGTCGTAGCGGCCAACGCCGTTGCGCCAACGCCTGTGCTGGTGCCGTCGTTGAGAAGGCCGCGAGAGATGTCGATGTTGGTTCCGACCGTCAGCTTGTCGGTGGTCTTGTTGTAAACCAGACCGGCATCGCCTGCCAGATTCGTTCCGCCATCATTGAAGATGACCTGAGTCGTCGCGCCGGGAAGGGCGACACCACCGCCAAGAGCGGTGTATATCTCAGTGAAGTTCTGGTTGGTATAATCGAACGAGGTCCGCAGCGGCGTCCCCGTTCCGTCGTTCGGCGATGCGCCGATATTGATGGTTTGCTTTGACATATATGACTAAATGAATGTTTCGTTGACCTACAGAAATTCGGTCATGTCCGCCGTGATGATCGTCACATCCGCGCTTATCACCGTATTATCCGCCGTGATATCAGCCGTTCCGCCAAGCGTCGCCGCTTCCCAGAGTAGGCCAATCTCCAGCAGAATGCGTTCACGCGGACTCATGCACGAAGCTCCCTGAGCCTCCGCAATTAGTGTGGCCGCATCGGCGCAAGAGATAGTTGGCATATTAGTTGGCGATGATCTTAAACCACGCGACTCCGTTGGACATCACAACTACACCATTCCATTGCGGAGCCAGCGTGTGAGTCAGATTCCCATCAATTGTCTCGCTCGCATAAGCGTCAACAATGACCGCATTCGCACCGGCATTGATGCGCTTAAAAGCATAGATACGACCCGGAACCAGTGCCGCCGGGGGAAGCAACATCGTAATCGCTCCCGCCGTGGCATCGCAGATGATCATGTAATCACCGCTCACCACGCTGCCGCTCGTCGTCACGCTCCGATACGCACCGCGTGTCGCGCCGCCGCCCTGAAGATACGTCGCAATGCGATTCTCCAGCGCCAACTTGGCCAACTCAACCTCCCACGGTGAGCGACATCCTAGCGACGCCGCCTCGTTGATGAGCGTTGCCGCCTCGTCGCATGTGATGTTTGCCATATCGTTTTAGAATTATCGGTTAGGCCATCGGACCAGCGCCGCGCTGCATCACTTCGGCAATAAAACCCTGCTTACCACCGCCACGGCTCATGCTTCCAGCCTCTTCGCCGCCTTCAGCAGCATCTTCTTGTGCGTCGGCCAGCTTCTTGCCCTTGGATTTCTTCTCGTATCCGGCGATAGGCATGCCATCAATCTCGATAACCTCTGCTTTGCCATTCTTGCCAAGAAGGATTGTCGCCATAGTCTGGAACGCTTCGCCTTCAGCGAGATTTTCAGGAACTTCGACGCCTTTAGGGAGAGTAAAACTCGGCATACGGGGAGCATTACGCCATGTATTGGGATGTCAACGCCTATCCGAGTAGCAGGCAATAAAAAACCCGCCACCAACTTTTCGGGAAGGTGACGGGGTGCCTCACAACGAGGCGTTTTACAAGCATTTAACCCACTGATCCAACGCGGCAACGATTGTCGCGTCACTGACATCCTGCAACAGGAATTTTAGCGCCTTTGGAAATATTCTCGAACGCGGTTAGAGGCTGAAGATTCGTCCAGTGGCTCAATCCCATAATCTCCTCTGGCGAATTTCCGCTGGCCAATGGAATGCGATGATCGACATGCCAATACGGTCCGTAGTTTTCCCATGTCATTCCATCCCTGAACTGCCTCTCCAAATGACCACGCAGAAAATCTGGCGTACAACCGACAATCTCGAACGTGGCCGACCGTCGAGTTTTCTTACTGCCAAGATACGCTCGAATTGAACCGCGAATGGCGTCCTTGAGTCGCAGCATTGGATCGTTTTGGCGACGCTCACGGAGCTTGTCGTTAATCTTTGCCTTGTTTCCGTCGCGATACTTTTTGTTCCAAGTTCGCGGTTTGTCCGGGTTTGCTGCGCGGTATTCGTTCGCTTTTTTCTTTAGGTGGTCAGCGTTTTGCTTTCCGTATTCGCTAGCCTTCTTGTTGATCGTTTCCTTGTTTTGAACGTAATAATGCTTCGCCTTCTCAAGCCTATCTTCTCGATTTTTGAGATAACGTTGAGCGGCTTGAACTTTCAATTGATCAGCATTCTTTTCGTTGTATTTCTTTAGTTTTTCTGCGGATTTTTGAAGCAATTCTTCGTATTTTTCCAAAGTCACCCAATATTCCGAACGCTCTCCATTTGCTAGTTTTGGACCATAGAACCAGAACCGTTTTCCATCGCTCTCGCGTACGTCGCCACGCTTTACGTTGTTCATGCGCAAAATATTGCGAAATCAACGTTGATTCGTCAAGAGATTCTTGAAAAGAAAAAGCTCCAGAAGATTCACCCTCTGGAGCGTGTTAATTAAGTATTAACTAATCAGGAACAGATAATTTGAGTAAGCGCACCAGTGCAGCGCCTAAAGATAATAGTCATTCCTTGGTTTACGAAGATCGGCTCAGGAGCATGAATGAACTCAGCATAATGCTGACCCTTCTTGTCCAGAGGATCGGGGCAATCAGTGTCGAGCTTGTAGGCACCAGTCACCCACTGCCACTCGCCCATGTAGTTGGTCGGCATCCACGCCAAATCGCCAACGCGGTTCACAGGACGCACGATGTGCGACTTGAACACATACGGAGTCACGATGAACGCAGCCTCGTACGCAGCGGTCGTCCAGCTCGGATTGACGCTGAACACAGTACCCTTCGTACCGGAGGTGCTGGTGAACGGCTGAACCAGCGTGTACTTGCCGCCAGCATAGCTGTACCGAGGAGGGAACAAATTCGGCACATGCCGGAAGTTCTTGATAACCCGGTTCGCGCCGATTCGCTTGAGCAACTGCGCACCCTCACCAGTACCCATATCCGCGAAACGCTGATCGTCGCGGAACGCGGGGTTGTTCTGAGCGATACGCTGAGAAGCCTCCAAGCCGATGTACAACGGGAACACCGGGCCGTCGCTGCTGTAGGTGATGAAGCCAGAGCTGTCAGGATTCGTAGCACCGTTACGAATCAACGTAGCAGCAGCGACATCCAGCATCTCCTGAGTCAACTCAGAGGTGGACTGATTGAGCGCCTGACCAACAGAGCCAGTCTGAATCCACGGCAACTCATTCACGCCAGCGGGAATCGTCTCGACCTGAGTGAAAGACGAGTCGGCCACTGCCTTGATGGCATACTTGGCGAACATATTCTGATAGCGAGTCTCCCAAGAACGCTGCGCACGGATGGACAGCTTCTCCAAGTACACGCGCAAGAACGCCTCGACGCGATGATCAAAGGTCAGATCATCCTTACAGAGCAACGGGCCTTTCAGCGCGAAACGCTCAGGACTCCAAGTAACTGCATTATAGCCGACCGGAACGTCGTTGTAGGTGACATCGCAAGCGCCAGAATTGGAACCACTGGCGAGCGTGATGGCCGACCATTCCTCAGCCGCAGTCGGCTCGATGGAGGTGGTGGTGAACGAGGTCTGGGTCAAACCCGTACCCTGAGGATACTCGCCGCGCTCAATCATATTGAGCCACATCGAGCGATAGGAGGCGCGTTTATAGACGTCCTGCGCGAGCGACTCAGTCGCTACGGCGAAGGCGTTGAAGACATTAGTACAAGCCATGAGATGAAAAATTAAACCGACGTTATCTGCATTTGGTAGGCCATTCTATCCATGCCACACGACGTGGATTCGTGGCCTACGCGCTGACCGATGCGGAGCGTCATTGCCGCTTAGACAGTTTGCTGTGGACGACCAATCCACGTTCCCGTTTAAGGTCGATGGGGCGGACTGAGACACACTAATGCCTTACGCGTCAATCAGAATAAGTCCTGCTCTGGAATATCGTCCGTCAGTTCATGCTGCTCTGCCATGTAGCTTTTGTATCCGCAGATTAGTCCGAGCTTGTGCGGCTGGATGATATGCTCCCTCGCGATGAAGCCTCTGAAGGTATACGGACCGGGGAATTGTCCGGTCATCAGCGCATAGTAATCCACGCCCAGCGTTTTGACGCCCTTGCGAGAATCGACCAGCAGCTTGCCAGTCTCATACTTGGTCGTTTTTACATCGATACGAATGCCCGGAGGGATAGGCGGGATAACTGCGTCGTAGAGCGGGTGCGGAGGCTCTCGATCTGTGTCGATGTCGGGGTAGACATTAAATAGCTTACAGAAGGCTATCTCGCCACACACACCCTCCAGATCCACCGTCGCAGGGTCAGCATCGCTAACCTTTAAGTTCGTCACGTTGAAATGACGATTATTGCCGTTGCGATTCTTGGCCACGAAGTGGGCCAACTTCCTCTCAGCTTGATTGAGAGAAATAACTTGACCAATTTTAATTTTACTTAACATGGTCAAAAAGACGGAAAATTTTTGAGGGGGGTATCGTAAACGAAGCCGTCCCCAAAAGGGGGTGCCTTACTTTGCCTCACAAAGTGTGCCAATCCTAGGAAAAACAATCCTTTTGTCCCATTAGATTAACTTATGCTGATTATAAGTTACCCACCGTTGCACTATGTGTGTTATATTCACTTCAAACGGGATTCGATACGACAACCTCCGCGAATCGGTCCGGCATGCTGCCCAATAGGTTTATCGACACAGACGTGGCCTCGCCTTGCTCACTCCAGCCAAACACAAGCGCGCTCCGCTTAGCCACTGACCCTAGTATGGATTCCCTGACCGATTCATCCTTTATCCCGTCCAAGTCATAAGAGTCTATCCGTTCCAATGTGCTGGCCGCATCGGCGGCGAGCTTAGAACGCACTAAAGCCGATAGACTTTCTAGAGATTGAGTTTCTTTAGTGGAAACTATGTCACGCATCCCCCGTCGAAACTTCGTCCAATCGTCCCTTGAAGCTTTGGACTGTAGAGTTGATTGCACGATGCCCGTTTCGTCTGCAATCGCCTTCCAGCTCTTCCCTGCCAGATAAAGTGCCTTCGCTTTTTCCCATGCCTTCCCTTTCATGCCAAGTACCTTGCAAGCCAAGGTACTCTTTCGCAAGCCAAGTTTCCCCGCTTCAAATCCCTCAAAAATTCGATTTTCGACTTC